CGGCACAAGCTGAAAGCATGGGCGCATGACACCTGAATTACAGCATTACTATGAAAATCGCTTCTCTATGATGGGAAGTGATGGATGGAAAGACTTGGTGGAGGATATTGACACCATGATTGCATCCCTGAATAATATATCTGTGATTTCTGATGAACAAAGCCTACAATTCAAAAAAGGTGAACTTTCTATACTAACTTGGCTGAAAACCTTGAAAGAGGCAAGCGAGAGAGCATACGAGGAACTCAATGAAAAGAATGTTTGATTTTGCCTGTGCAAACGGGCATAAAACCGAAAGACTGACTGATTATGAGTCAACCAGTTTTAGGTGTGAATGTGGTGAAACAGCCAACCGCATTCTTTCTGCTCCAAACTTCAAACTAGAAGGGTGGTCTGGTTCTTTTCCATCAGAGCATGGAAGGTTCGAGAAAAAACACCTAGATCAGTTGAAGTGGGAGCAAAAGCACAACTCATAAACAGCAATGTCGAGTTGATTCTCCTATAACCGAAACGGCAGGAAAAAGGGATAATATGTTGATTGACCAAGAACCCGAGATGAAGAGTGAGTTGGAAGCTGAAGAATCCAAGCTATCTGACACCATTGCGCCAGCAAGCCCTGGACTCCCTGATAAATACAGGGATAAAAGTCTGGAAGACATTGTTCGGATGCACCAAGAAGCTGAGAAGTTGATTGGCAAGCAAGCGCAAGAAGTGGGAGAGGTAAGGAAACTTGCTGATGAACTCATAAAGCAGAACCTCAGTTCAAAGCAACAGACTATTAAAGAGGAAGAGCCAGAAGTAGATTTCTTTGAAAATCCACAGAAGGCAGTTCAGAAGACTATTGATAATCATCCTGATGTTCTCGCCGCCCGTCAAGCGGGTGTGGATTTCAAAAGGATGCAGATTCAACAAAAGCTAACGCAAGAGCATCCTGACTACAGTCAGATTGCTCAAGATCAGGACTTTGTGAATTGGGTGAAATCCTCGCCTATTCGTCTTGGTCTGTATGCAAAAGCTGATGGTGAGTTCGATTACGATAGTGCCAATGAGTTGCTGTCTACTTACAAGCAGTTGCGTGGTGTCAAGTCAAAGCAGACTGAACAAGCGGGTGAAACCGCCAGGAAGCAGAACATGAAGGCCGCACAAGTGGATGTTGGTGGAACTGGTGAGAGTTCAAAGAGGGTTTATCGTAGGGCTGACCTGATTCGGCTGAAGATGACAGAACCTGACAGATACGATGCTTTGAGTGGTGAAATCATGCAAGCATACGCAGATGGACGGGTTAAGTAACTTAACTTTCGTTTCTTAGGAGAAACAACATGGCAACAGCATTTTCCCCCACCAATTCGGTGACAGTAACTACAGCAGACAAATTCATTCCTGACATTTGGAGTGATGAGATTGTTGCGGCTTACAAGAAAAACTTGGTTCTTGCTAACCTCGTTATGAAGATGAACTTCAAAGGTAAGAAGGGCGATACGATTCATATCCCCGCACCTACCCGTGGTTCAGCATCTGCTAAGGCCGCAGAAGCCGCAGTCACTTTGATTGCAGCTACTGAGTCTGAAGTGAATGTGTCGATCAACAAGCACTATGAATATAGCCGCTTGATTGAGGATATTGTCGAGGCCCAAGCCCTGAACAGCTTGCGTAACTTCTACACCTCTGACGCTGGTTATGCCCTGGCTAAACAAGTTGATACCGACTTGGTTCAGTTGGGTCGCTCTACCAATGGTGGTGCTGGTACTAATGCTTACGCAACTGGTGCGTTCATTGGTGGTGATGGTACGACTGCTTATGTTGCCGCAAACAACAATGAGTCAGCACTGACCGATGCCGCCATTCGCCGTACTATTCAGCGTTTGGATGACACCGACACCCCTATGGATCAGCGTTTCTTCTTGATTCCTCCATCAAGTCGCAACACCCTGATGGGTCTGGCTCGTTACACTGAGCAAGCCTTTGTGGGCGGTACTAACAGTACCATTCGCACTGGTGAAATCGGTAACTTGTATGGCATCCCTGTGTTTGTCTCAAGCAATTGCGACACTGCATCAGGCACTGGTGCTGCACGAGTTTGTTTGATGGGTCATCGTGATTCAGTGGTTTTGGTTGAGCAAGTTGCTGTTCGCTCACAAGTTCAGTACAAACAAGAGTATTTGGCTACTCTGTTTACCTCTGATACCTTGTATGGCGTTCAGATTCTGCGTTCAGCCGCAAGCGTAAGTGCAGCCAAATCTGCATCTATGTTTGCACTTTTGGTTCCCGCCTAATTGCAGTTGCGCCCCCTGCCCTAGTGGTGGGGGGACTTTTTTAACCTAATTAGGAGAAATCAAAATGGCAGCAGCAACCGCAGTCGTTTCCCGCCGTGGTAACGATCAATTTCGTGGCCTGTTTACAGATACTTGGGATGTTTCCTGTACTTTAGATAGCGCCTCAATCGCTACTACTGCTACGGCTACTGACACAGTAACTGTTCCAGGCGTTGCTTTGGGTGACATGGTTCTTGGTATGTCAATTGGTGTGAGTGAAGCAGGATTGGTTCGTAGAGCCTATATTTCTGCCGCTAACACTGTGACTATTGTGACCTACAACCCAACAGCAGGTTCAGTTGACTTAGCCTCAACCACATTGCAAATTGTGATTGGTCGGGCAGTGCTTTGAGAATAGGGGGGTTCGTCCCCCCTTTCTTATTTAAGGATTTCAATGGCTACTTTTCGTTGTCTTCAGTCTGGTAACACAGTGAGTTTTACCTTGCAACATGACATTGACTCCATGAAGGGTCATCAGGGTTATGTTCGTATTGATGAACAAGAAGTGTCTGACATTCCTGATGAAGTGAGGAAAGATACTCCCTTCATGCCGCCAGTTGTACGGCGCATGGGTCGCCCAAGGAAAGTTGCAAATGTCTGATATAGACGCTAGAGATTTTGGAAGGCTGGAGGCTCAAGTTGAGGCTCTCCAGGCAGAAGTTCACTCTTTGAGCAAAGATGTGAAGGCTTTGCTTGAGTTGGCAAACAAGAGCAAGGGTGGATTCTGGATGGGAATGACCATCGCTTCCACTGTTGGCGGCATACTTACCTATGTTGGTGAAAGGCTGTTCAAATGAAAGGCTTGCTCTCAGGGGTATCGTGCCCTATTGCCACTCAAGATGTATCTGTTAATTTGAAGAACAGAAACAACGCATTCAAGAAGTTTGGTTATGGCCCACCCAATCCTGATGAAGCAAATGATGCTTTCTGGCTGAAAAAGGCCAAGATGTATAACGCTCCCACCTCTGCCATCAAGGGTATGTTGTGTGGGAACTGTGCCGCTTTCATTCAGACTCCTAAGATGATGGAGTGCATCAAATCTGGTCTGGAAAAGGATGAAAACGAGGGCGAGTTGTCCTATGACGAAAACTTTGTCAAGGCGGCTAACCTGGGATACTGTGATCTGTTTCAATTCACCTGTGCAGCGGCCCGCACCTGTGATGCCTGGAAGTCTGGTGGGCCAATAACCAAGGAAAAAGCATGATGTACGGCAAGCCAATGAAAGCAGAAAAGTCTCCTTCAAAGAAGAAAGGTGTTCCTGTCACCATCATGGTGGCTATTGGTAAACCTAAGATGCTCCCTAAAAAGGGTCAGCGCACTGCAACCAACATGATGAAAAAAACAGGGAGAGGCAAATGAGTTCACTATCTAGCGCAAGAACCCTATTAAATGCAGTAACTGCAAGTGGTGCTTCTACTGCTGTGCAAGCAGACGCAGGACAACCCGCATTTCTGCAAGTTACAGGCATAACAACCGCTACTGTTGCTTTTCAAGGTAGTTTGGATGGGACAACATTTGCAACGATTGGTACTGCTTTGACTGCTGATGGCATTGTTACTATTGCCAATGCACCAAAGTATTTGAGAGCCAACTGTACAGCCTACACCTCTGGAACTATTACGGCAAAGGTTTTATATTGATATGAAAAAGACCAAAGCACAGGCAAAGATTAGCAAAGTCATGCGTGAGTACAAAGAGGGAACTTTACATTCTGGGTCTAAAAAGGGGCCAGAAGTGACTTCCCGTAAGCAAGCAATTGCCATTGCCTTGTCTGAAGCTGGTATGGCAAAACCTAAGAAGAAGATGAAATGAAAGCCAAGTCTAAAGTCAATCAAGCCGGGGTATATACAAAACCCACTATGCGAAAAGCATTGTTTGAGAAGATTAAGGCTGGAACTTCTGGCGGTGACCCTGGTGAGTGGTCTGCAAGGAAAGCACAACTTTTAGCTAAGGAATACAAGGCTAAAGGTGGTGGATACAAGACATGAAGAATCCTCAAGAATCTCTCAAGGATTGGGGTAAGCAGAAGTGGCGCACCAAGAGTGGCAAACCATCATCCCAGACGGGTGAGAGGTATCTGCCAGAGGCGGCAATCAAATCTTTGAGTGCTGCTGAGTATGCGGCGACTACCAAGGCCAAGAGGAAAGGCACTGCTGCTGGTAAACAGTTTGTTGCTCAACCAAAGGCAATTGCAAAAAAAACGGCAAAATTTAGATGAGGTAACAAATGAAATCTCCTGCATGGCAAACAAAAGCTGGTCAAAATCCCAAAGGGGGGTTGAATGCCAAGGGGAGAGCATCTTATAATGCAGAAACTGGTGGCAATCTCAAAGCACCAGTAAAGTCGGGGGACAACCCTCGCAGAGCAAGTTTCTTGGCTCGTATGGGTGGCAATGATGGCCCTGAGTTCAAGAATGGTGAACCAACGAGACTGCTTCTTTCGCTAAAGGCATGGGGTGCAAACTCCAAAGCTGACGCAAAGGCAAAAGCTAAAGCTATATCCGCAAGGAACAAGGCAAAAGCGAAATGAGAGCATTATCAGTTGGCGCAAACCTCACAGCAAACACGCTGACAACCCTTTACACAGTACCCAAGGGGTATTACGCAAGGGTAGTATTGCTACGGGCGGTCAATACAGG